AAGAACTACCGTCTCTACATGGCAAGTATATCACCATCATATCATAAGCGTTCTTTTTTTATCTATCTAGTTCTATGATGATACCACAATCTGCACTTTCTTTCAATGTTTTGCATTTTAGTTATATTCGCTTCTATACCAGTACGCAAAAAGCGGTGGCAGATGGGTGGCAATGCCACCAATTCAAAAAATATATTGCATTGCTTCTATAATATACGTTATCATAACACATGGTCAGAACATCCAAAATGACCAGAAAAAAGAATTATTCTTTACGCCGCGTAGTTGCGGCGTTTCTTTTTGCCCCGGGGTCTCCCGGGGCTTTTTAATTGCTGATCACTGCCGATTGCACCATTCCTGCAGAGCGCGTACCATCGCAGACGGGTAGCTGATCACGCCGTCTACAGGTGTGCCGAGCTTTTTCTGGAGCGCACGGATGGTCTGCGGTCCGAGGTAGCCGTCTGCGGTCACTCCTGCCCATTTCTGCATGGCTTTGATCAGATCGGAGCCACCGGACAGCTTGTCAGACCATTCAGCCGCCGCGATGCCAGCACAGTATTTTTTATTGGCGGTTGGCTGATTGCTGATCACGCCGTCTACTCCGGTTTTAAAAATCTCCTGCAAGCGTTTGGTCAGCTCCGGCCCCCAAACGCCGTCAACCGAGATCGTTTTTGCGGTCGGCTTCTGATCGGATGCAGATGCCGGGCCACCGTAAGTGCAGTATGCTGTGTGGCAATTGATCCAGCCCGCACCAGAGAGCAACCGTCCCCAGCTTCCATTCTGAATTTCTGTCACGGTGTAGCTGCCGCGGTCTTTGATCGTTCCGACGCGTCGGCTGTCTGCATCCGGTTTCTCCCGGATATTCAGATCAGTATTGACTCGATAGATTCCTGGCTTGTAGGTTTTCTCTCCGGATGAATTGCCACTTCCGGAAGAATCGAAGTTTCCGTTACTGATCAACTTTTTGAATCTCGTCCAATCACCTCTTGCATTAATCTGCGATGGGCAGTTTTTGCTGCAGATATCGAGATGACGGTAAACTCTGGATGCTGGGATGCCTGTTTCTTTCATGAGCTGCCGCACCAGCGCCGCGGTGTTCTGGAATGCCTTTTCGTAATCGTATCCGCCCTGTACGCACATTTCCACGCCAATGCTGTTACGATTGCCATAGCTGCCAAACAAGTTGCCGTTTCCATAGTTGACTCCGACGTGCCAGCATCCGCGGTTATGCGGCGCGGCCTGGTAGGCAGTGTCGCCATCATCAACGTAATAGTGGGCAGACATATTGGACAGCTCACCATTATGCTGCGCTTCTGCGTGTGTGCGGGCATCGGCACCCGCTCTGAAATTATCTGTGTTGTGGACTACAATACACCGCGGATCGTTCTCTTCGTAGGTGTTCTGGTTGCTGATAAAAGATCTGTCAATTCTCATGATACTTCCCTTTCTCCGGCAGATTTGCGCCGGCGCAAAAAAGGACGGTTGTTGGCCGCCCTCACTCTGATTTCTGTGTCTGCTTGATAATCTGATTCACATAATTGCTCAGCCCCGCCACAAGGATGCCCTGCGTGACCGCTGTAAAGACTGCCATCGCCGCCTGCTGGCCGGTTCCGACCTCGCTGGTAGCCAGCACCCAGATGGCGCACAGTACGATGCTCACGCCGCCGAGAATCAGAGGAATATACTTATCCTTTACAGCCTGCGCCTGTTTGAGTGCCATGCCAAGAAAATACAGGGCAACAGCCACAACGATGAGTTCCGGTTTCACATAATTCATTGCTTCCATATTTTTTATCCTTTCTGCTCTAAGTCATTGATTCTGTGATTGGCAACTTTGATCTGCTCTTCTTGTACTTTAAGTTCCTGTTCCAGAGCATACGTTCTTTCTACTACATTATTATGCTTATCGACCCGTTTCGTGAGCTCTTCCAGCTTGTATTCCATCAGTGCCCGTGTCTTTTCCTGCTGACTGTGGTTACTGATCAGGCAGACCACAAGTGTAACGGCGGCACTGATGCAGGCTGATATGATTGTTTCCATATGTTTTTTAGTTCTCCTTCTTTTAAATTAGCAAAATCTTTCTTCGGTGCTACTCCACCGATTCCTTTGCTTCCAGATCTGCAGTATACTTATCATACTCATCCCAGATGTCGTTCTCGAATTTGTCAACAACATCATCGATATCCTTTTTATTGGCACGATACTTTCTACCGTTGTTGATGTAGCGATTGATGATTGGAACATCCGGATGTTTTGCATCCATATTGGCGTCCATAGACACAACGGTCTCGCCGTCAACTGTGATGATTCCAGAATAATGAATGTCCTTTGTGTAAGTTGCTGATACTGCCATATTTTTGTCCTCCTAAAAATTAATTTGTATCTCCAGAGATATTATCTCTCATGGATTCAAGTTCACTTCTTAGATCCGCAACCTCTATTTCAAGGTTCGATCTTCTTTGCTTTTCGAGTTGAAGCTCATGCGTTATTATCGCAATCAAATTGGTATATACCATACTATAAGTATCAATATAGCTATCCTCAGTGTTCTTCCTGTCGTGGTGTACCAGATCCAGCTCGTCTTCTCGGATTCCGAGTTCTCGCATGGCTTCTACGACATCCTGTGCGACGAATCCATAACAAATGCGCCCATCACCGTCAATCATCCGATACTGAACTGGTTTTAAGCGATCGAACAGCTCTGAATGAATATCCGTCTTATTGATCTTGCTCTCACCGAGTGGAAATATGTTTGTTTTGGCGCGGCGATCGGATGTGACCTGTGGGGAGTTTTTAACAATCAAACGCTCCCATACTCTTCCACTATCTCCTAACATAATCTTTTCGGAGTACGCCTTGGTCGGTGCGAACGCTCCAGTATACACTCCTCCAGACCAGCCACAGCCATAAAATTCGACCTCTGCCTGATAACCTTTCTTCTTTGATTCAAGAATAATGCTACCGTTACCAATATCGAAGTTTGCTTTGTTGTTGGCATCCGAGTAAGTATTTACAACAAAAGAATCGTCAACAGCCCCGGCTATACAGCTTCCAGAAGAACTTGATGTCTCCAATACAGATTCGTGGACACCTTTAATATCTACATATTCGCTCTGGATTGACAGAGCCGCATTGCCGGATTTTGTTTTAACCAAAATCTTACCGACACCGCCACATAACTCAATAACCGCATCTTTTGCGTTCTTTCCAAGCTGGATCAACTTATCACCATAATATGCGAGTGTCGTTCCTGCCCGGTTAAGAATCTCAAATGCTGATGCTGAAATCTTAGTCCGATAGCCAGACCAAGATCCGCTGGTTTTATTACCAACTTCCAATCCGGTCCCATCAGTAAACTGCATAAAGTTGGTGGCTGTTTTTGCTGCTTGTAAAGGATTCGCATTAATTGAACCAGATGGTAAAGAAGCTAATTTAGTTGATGTCCACGTCACTGTATATGGACCAGAACCTTTGGTATAGTTAAATACTCTAAGATATCCATACGATTCACTTAATCTTGTTATAAGGCCCCACGTTGAAGTAGTTTTTTTATAAATCCATAACGACCATCCGCCTGAAGATCTTAGGAAATCCAATCCAGGATCTGAGTTATTTGCAGAGATAAAACTAAACTGGACATCTGTTGTCTCAAAACCTCTGCCACAAAGTTTAAATGTTGTTGGATAATTTGCATACCAACCTGTGATCTTTATTGTAGCAAATTCGACATAAAGATTTGACTCACCGTTTCCATTTACCGTATGCACTACCTGATTTGCGTCCTTACCTGCAGCGCCCTGTGGGCCTTGAGGACCCGTTGCGCCGGTTGCACCTTTATCTCCCTGAGGACCTTTATCGCCTTTTACACCTTGAGGACCTTGTGGTCCCTGAGGACCAGTTGCTCCTTTATCCCCTTTATCACCTTTGGCTCCAGTAACACATACAGCTGTTGTCGTTGAAGTCGTGTTGTCAGTATAGGTAATCACCGATCTCGTCCAAATATATTTACTGTTCTCCCATCCAGGATAAGTCGTGCTCCACGATCCGCCGGACATGGCTGTTGCTGACGTTGATTTGTAATACTGTTCTACAATAGATTTAACGCCTTTACCGGTTGCACCAGTATCGCCCTTATCTCCCTTACTGCCAGTAGCCCCTGTAGCACCTTTGTTACCATATACACCGATAACTCGTTTTGTTGTGTCTACAGTTGTCCCATTTGTATAAGTAATTGTCTCGTAGTTCCAGAGATATTTATTGCTCTCTGTCATTGTCGGAACCGTAGACGACCATGAGGTAGGAACAGTCGAATTTGACGCGGAGACTGCATAATGCTCGGTAATACTCTTAATACCATTTCCGGTTGATCCGGTATCACCTTTATCCCCTTTACTTCCCTGATCACCGTATGATCCAATGACGCAAGGCATAGTTGTACTCGCCACGGTTCCGTCGGTATACTTCACAACCTCATAATTCCAAAGATACTTCTTAGCCGCAGACACCGACTGGACAGCTGTTGTCCATCCACTCGTCGCCGTTGTAACTCCGCTGGAAGATGCCGTTGCCAGGTAATAATTGACTACTGATCCAATACTCTTTCCATTGGTGCCATTTGCACCATTGGTTCCCATACGGCCGACACTATATATCGTGGATGTTGTGTTGTCAGTGTAAGTGATGATTGTACGTGTCCACAGATACTGCCCCGCGGATGCAGATGGCACAGACCCAGACCATGTGCCAGTTGGAACTGTTGTTCCGGAAGTTGAAACCTGGTATGCAACAGATGTCGATTTAACCCCCTTACCCGTATCACCCTTATCACCTTTGGCTCCAGCCTCGCCTTTGATTTTCGCCCACTTATACATTCCGACACTTGTAGGATCATCTTTTGCATAGTCCACGCATGTTCCGATATAAGCGCCAATATCCTCACCACTGTTCCCGGTGAATGTCTTCCCACCGTCATTACTATATTTGATGTGCAGATAACTGGTTTTCCCGTCTGCTCCATTGGTACCTGAAATTCCCTGTTTTCCCTGTGGCCCCTGCGAACCTTCCAGCTGCTGCCAGCTGTACTTCTTCGGATCATCCGAATCCGTCTGTGTAAAATCCACATACGTTCCAATGTATTTTGACGGTGTCTCTGTCATCTGAGACGCAGAGGTCGGATTCGAAACCGCAGAATATTTGATGTGAAAATACGTCGTTTTTCCATCTTTTCCGTCAGCGCCTTTGGGTCCCTGAATTCCCTGGTCACCTTTTTCGCCCTGCAGGCCGCGCAGTCCTTGCTCGCCCGGATCTCCCTTATCTCCTTTCGGCCCCTGAAATTTGCTCCAATGATACTTCGCCGGATTGGTGCTGTCAGCCTTGGTAAAATCCACGTATTGGCCTATATACGTTTTATCGACGGCGTTGGTTGTCGAAAAGCCTGTCTTTCCATCCGCGCTTGTTGCATAAGCGATATGCAGATAACTGGTTTCACCATTCGCACCGTTTTCTCCAGGGGTTCCATCGGCGCCGTCCTCTCCGTCATCGCCCTGAAATTTTCGCCAGGTGTACTTGGTCGGATCTGTACTGTCCTCCAATATATAGTCCACGTAGGTACCGATATATTTTCCTGTATCCTTCCGCAACTGATTTGCTGTCGGGTTCGGAACATCAGCATATCTCACATGGAAGAAACTAGTCAGACCATTCTTTCCGGGCTCTCCCGCAATTCCCTGCTCTCCAACAACCTTTACCCAGGTATAGATGCTCGGGTCTGTAAGTACCGGCTGTTTTGTCGTCTGATTGTATGCGATACCCATGTATGTCTTTCCAGCTGATTTGAGCGATATTCCGCCGCCCGTTTCCGTATCAGCAAACACAACCCAAGTGTAAAACGTCCGGTTCTTTGCCAGTTTTTCAAACTGTGCAGCCAGGCTCTCCATCTTTTCTGAAATTCCACTCGATTTCAGCTTGTATTCGCCCAGCGTTGCCGTGTACTCATCATTGCAAATGGAGGACTCCAGTTTCATGATTCTTGCAGACAAATACAGTTCTCCGGCATCATCTACAATGTTCACTGTATCGCCGATCTTGATTCCATCCGGCAGATACGCCAGTTCCACTTCGTAGGATACGGCTGCATCATAGATCTTTTTCAGCTTTGATACGGCACGATTGCACAACTCTGACTGACTTAACGTATCATAGGTGTAAGTCTGGACAATATGACCGGTTCCATTTCCTTTTTCGGAAAGATACCGGCTCCATTTGGCCACTGCGCTCCGGGAATAAATCGTACTGCCGGACAGATATATATCGCCGTCATCATACTTATACCCTTTCAGATTGATCGGCGTTTCACTGTCTTCCGGATATCCGCCGGTAACGGAAAGTGCCGTAGCCAGATCTTCTACTGAACTTTTTACAATGATATTTTTCACTTCCCGGTTGATCCGAAGTTCTCGCCCCTGATCTACGCCGCGCTTCTTATGCAGGTTGATATATTTGTGCTTGATTTTCAACCGGTCGATTTCAAAAGTATAGGAAACTTCCGCGTCAAACTGCGTGGCAACGCTCAAAATACGCTCAGAAGCGGTGGTCTCACCCTCCCAGGACAGTTTCCGGTTATAATTGCTGACCTCATTGATTCCAATTTCAAAGCCGGAATCGTCGCTGAATTTTTCAACATAGTAGCTCGCTGGATATGCCTTGTCTGCTTTGTATTCGCCAACTGTCTCGTTCAGGAGATCCATACCGGCATCCTCGGCATAGATTTCTACTTCCTGTTTGAAAATATTTTCTTCGCTGGTAATGATCGTATAAAATTCCTGCTCATCGCCATTCTTCCGAAGAATATAATTGCCAACAGAACCATACTGTTTCGCATCATTCCGCGTGCTCGCCGTGTAATTCAGCGTAAATTCTAGTGTAGCAACACCTGCTTCCACCTCTTCTGTTTTCAGATCATCAGAAATGTACAATCCCTTCGGTAGCTCTGTGCTTGCCTGCCCAAGGACATTCATATGTCGGTCCGCAAAATATAAAATCATAGAAACACCTCCCTGTATTTCATTGTGTATGTTGGCTGTGTTGCCCAGTCCGATGCAATGCATTGGATCTGATTCATTCCAGGCTGCAGGCAAAAGTTCTCCCAATCGTTGCCCAACGCACCAAGATCCTGTCTCGGAAGTCCCTGTAACATGACCTCTCCATTGCTACAGTCAGCTGTCAAAACCTGATTTACCGAAAATTTATTCGGAATATCACGCCATTTTTCTACATTGTCAATTCTCACGAAGATGCCGCGGAAATAATTTCTGGTGACAAGCTGATTTCCTGTATTTCGACTTCCCCACTGTCCCAAATACAATTTCACTGTTGCCACTTTCACATCTTTTAATTCTGGAACTGTAAATTCCGGATAACTGCCCTTCCAGAAAAAACGTATTTTCTCTCCATGTTTCATCATGTCGCTTGCGCCATACGTTTGGCTGTATGGGTTTGCATCTTTTCGATGGCAAGGTTCAAAAGTATATGTTTTGACGATACGCGGGTTGTTTCCACCTACCCACATATTCATGTGCGCTGTGTTTCCGATCGTATCGGTTTTGTATATCTCCTGGCAGCAGATCATTTTTCCGTTCGCATCGCAGAAAGCAATCGCCTGGCAGCCCGTCTGCCCCATAAGACCAGTTTCAAACCAGCTGTTCATGTAACAATAGAGGTGCGTCGCTCCCTTTGCTCCATTGGAATCTACCACATCAATAGATTTCATAGCTCCATTCCAGCCGTTTGTGTTTGGACTTACATATCCACTGCTGGCCAGATACAGACCTTTGATGCTGTCTACGCTCATGACACCCAGCTTTCCAGCCGTCTTGCTGTTACTGTATAAGAAGTTGCTCCCTGTATCATCTTTCCACGCCGCATCCTGTGACCAGACATATTGGTCAGCATAGCTTGTTATCAGTTCGCTTTTTTTGTATGTTTCTCCGTTCAACTCATCCGAATCACCGAACTGAAGAATTTTCTTGGAGTCATTTACAAAACCTACTACTCCATTTTCACTGTGCATTACTGCCTGAAGCTTTGGAAAGGCCCGATAAGTGCCGTTGTACGACACAATGAACGTTTTTCCGTCATCCGCAGTCGGATTCACCGTAAATTCTTCCACCGAATACTTGAATGGATCCGCGCAGTAAAATTCCAGCTCCGATGTAATCGAGTTCTTTCCTGCAGGCACCTCACCGGCTCCCTGCTTTGTTCCAATATAATATTTGTCCGGCTCATCCGCAAAAATAAGAGTCGCCTGTTCTTCATCCAGAAGAGCATTCAGCTTGTTATACGCACTACGAAAAGCCGAATTATCTTCAGCAATCAGTTGATATCCAACCACAATGGTTCTGGGTTGATAGCGTTTGCGCCGGTATTTCGTACCATCGGATACGCCAGTTTCCAGATCTGTAATCTCCGTCCCTAAAATTTCCCGGCCAGACACATATAGTGTCCGGTAGCCGGGAATCACATTTTCCAAATAGTTTCCATTAAACATGAGAGCCTCCGAAGGCAGGTTCTGCCCTGGGTATCGCTCTGTTGTATCTACAAAGTTATACATTCATTCTCCTGCCTTTCTTTCGGTTCTCCCTAGTCTCCTGTTTCTCAATTTCTTCACGTGTATACGTTGCAGTCGCCTTTCCGATTTCTCTTCCGTCCAGATTAACCGGTACATAGATGGTATATTTTCCATTACTGCTATACTGATAGCTGTCATTCAGATCTTCAGATCCAGTCCGAAGGCTCATTCCGATTTCCGGTGCAGGTGTAAGCTCCGGAATCTGTATCAGCTCCATGGCTGCCTGCTTTGCTTCCTGAACATGATCCATAATGCCGTTGATCCAACCAATACCGAAATAGTTGCCCAGCTTGTCCGTCACTCGCGCGGGACTGTGAATCTGCGCTTTTGCCCGGATCGCCGCTTCTGCAGCCGCCGCAAGCTGTGCCGCCACTGCTCTTACATGGCCGACCTGGCTTGCCATACCGTTAGCGAGACCCATGCCGATGTAAGCACCGCTGTTATAGGCCCCACCTGCCGATGATCGCATGGTAATTACGATTGAATTTGACATTGTTTCTGCTGTAGAAACCGCCCTTGACATTCCAGCTGAAACGCCATTATTAAAATTATTTCCAACCGCATTTCCAGAAGTCTTCGCTTTACTTTCTCCTTGGGAAAACTGCTTAATCAATGCACTGATCGCAGATTTCGCCTTGTTTCCCAATGCATCCAGCCCAGAATTCACAACATTCACGCTGGAGCGCATACCTGTAAGCGATTTTTCAGCGCTTTTCGCATTTCCAGCGATTGACTTCATACTGGAATTTACTGATTTCAGAGCAACTACCATAAGACCGGTTCCTGCGGCTCCGGCCACCATTGCCGCTGCAAATACGCCAACTGTTACAGCTGCCGCGCCAGAAGATCCTGCCAAAATCACAAAAACTGCACTGGCCGCAGTACCAGATCCAAGTAATGCCGTCAATCCAGCCGCACTGGCCTTTGCGCCAGCCGCTACAAGTGGAAATGCTGCTCCCATAATCGTCAAACCTGCACCTGCCATCACAAGCGAAGCTCCAAGCACCGCTGCTCCGGCAGCCAATGCAATTACTCCTGCGGCTGCAGCCAGTGCAGTTACGCCGACCAACGCAAGACCAACTCCGAGCACGGTTGCGCCAACTCCTCCAACAGCAGCTCCGGTGCCAAAAACAATCATGCTTGTGCCAAGCTGAGCAATAGCTACCGCTCCCTGGATTCCATATTGTACAATTGAAGGAAGAACAGCGGACACAACCGCCAATGCCGCGCTGGCAATCAACGCACCTGTTGCTACCAAAACAATAGCGGCTCCAAATGCAATAAAGCCAACTGCTCCCGCTGTTAGTGCTGGTCCAAGAGCAGCCGCTCCAACTGCCAACAAAGCGATTGCCGCAACCATGCCAACCATACATCCAATAGCCAGCGGACCGGCATTTGCAAGATTAATAGCCGCCAAGGATAACAAACTGATTCCGGCTGCTGCAATTAATACCGCAGCGCCAAACGCAACAAATCCAACCGCTCCGGCCGAAAGCGTTGGCGCTACACTCTTGGCCACCAGCATCAAGCCGCCAAGTGCAACCACCATTCCTACCATTACGCCGATAGCCAGCGGACCGGCACTCGCCAACTGAATCGAAGAATATGCCAAAAGTGCCAAACCTGCGCTAATCATTAGCACAGCCGCTCCCAACGCCAGAAGCGCCGGTGCCATCGCTGTTAATTTCTTTGAGCCGCCGGACATAGATGAAAACATTTTCGTCATACCAACTGCGAGCCCTACTACCACGCCAATCAAACCGGCAAAAACAGCTATTGCCCCCGGACCAGCATTGGCTACTGCAATTGCCGACTGTGCAAGCAAGTAGAATCCTGCGCTGATCGCCAGCACTCCAACGCCCATCATCATAAAAGCCTTGGCAGACGCTACCATTTTCTTCGCACTACCGCCGCTGGATTTTCCAACTGCCTCCTGGCCTTTTGAAACACCAAATAGCCCAGGTGCGATTTTCCCGAGTCCAGCCTTTGCCAGCCCTCCAACAGCTCCTGTAAATGCGCCAACAAACGGTGCTACAGCCTTAACGATTTTAAAGCCTTTATATGCAATCAAGAGTTTCGGAAGTGCCACCGCTACTTTTGCAATCGCGTCTGAATGTTTTTCCAAAAATCCCGAAACTGCTACAATTCCATCTTTGACCTCTCCCAAAGTGGTAGAGAAATTTTCAATACTTTCTGTGCTACCAAAAGAACCTGAAAGCTTCTTAATATCTCCTATGATCGCCCCAGCCGCATCGCCCAGCGCCGTTCCCGCTTCCAATGCGTCCGTTTTGAAAATATCCCAATATGGTTTTGCTTTCTCAACCATTGATTCTATTTTATCGACAGCCTTTTCGATCCCTTTTCCGCTGGCAAGCTTTTCATCAATTTTTCCAACCGTCTCAGTTGCGATGCCAACCAAACCTCTCATTTTTCCGCCAACCTGGTTGAATGCAGTAATTCCAAGTCCTTCCATAGCAGACTGCAGTTTCACGACATCGTGCCGAAGATTATCCATTTTGATCTCTGCCATTTCTTTGGCTGCACCGTCACTGTTATAAATGGCATTGGTTAACTTGTCAAAATCCTCTGGTGCCGCACTCACGATTGAAAGCAGACCTGACATACCCTCTTTTCCAGCTAACGTAGCAGCGTATTTGGCCTTTAACGCTCCCTCTGCTCCATAAGCCTTTTCCGTTAAATCTGCTAATGCTTCATTATACTTCTTTTCTGTCAGCTCTCCATTGGCATACTTTTCGTCAAGTTTTGCAAGGTTCTCTTGGAACTGATCCATTGGCATTTTGCATTGTCCAAATGCACCGCGCAGATCGGTTACAATGTCCATCAGAGACTTCATCGAGCCATCACCATTCTGCAACGATATGCCCAAATAATCCATTGCGTCACTGATATCATCTGTTGGCTTTGCAAGATTCGTCAGAATAGTTCGAAGGCTACTTCCGGCCATGCTGCTTTTCAATCCTGATGAAGCCATGAGACCGAGAGCGATGGCTGTATCTTCTACACTATAGCCTAACGATCCAGCTACCGGAGCCGCATATTTAAATGATTCACCCAACATGGCAACATTTGTATTGGAATTGGCCGAAGCCGCTGCAAGAACGTCAGCAAAATGTGAAGCGTTAGAAACTTCTTTCGTAAAACCATCTTTAATAATTTTGGTTGTGCCATCTGCTGATAAGCCGAACGCTGTCATCGCATCTGTTACAATGTCAGAAACGCCTGCCAAATCTTCTCCCGACGCTGCGGCTAGATCCATTACACCTTCGATTCCATTTAACATATCCTCAGTTTTCCAGCCGGCCATTGCCATATACTCCATCGCAGAAGCTGTCTCGCTTGCGGTGTACTGCGTGGATTTTCCAAGCTGTTTTGCCTTTTCAGACAGTCTATCAAAGTCGGATCCTGTAGCTCCGGAAATAGCTGCTACAGACGACATAGCATTCTCAAAATTCGCGCCAGCGCTTATTGCACCAGCAGTCAAGCTTTTCAGTCCGCTTCTGATTGCCGAGACTGCATTGGATCCAATCGCCGCCATAGCACCAAATCCAATTCCACTTGTAAGCGTATTTTTCAGATTATCAGCATAACTGCTACATGATTTCATCATTGACGAGAAGTTTTTATCTTCCGCGCACAAAACCGCTTTTACGCTATAAGATTCTGCCATCTGTTCGCCCTCCTTTCTTTAACAACTTGGATATTCCAACAAAACGCGGATCGCTCTTCTTATGTTTCTTTTCCTTCACATTTTTTAATTCTTTTTCATAGTCGAAGAAATTTCGGAATCTTTTGTATACTGGCACTGTTTTCTTCCCAGATTTTTTCTGCGCCTGGGCAGCAAAATTCAGAAAGGCTTGCCGATGTGCCCTGTATTCGTCGTCTACTATCCGATATCTCAGCGCTTCCATCATAATTTCGTACTGTGCTATCGTCAGACGATCAACCTGCTCAAACGATGTGAATCCCAAATACCGGAAGCAGCTGATTGCAGCTTCCCGGTATTGTTCTTCGAAGCTCGCCTCTTCATGAGTTATATCGCCTACTTCTTCGCTTTTTCTTCCTCGATCGTCTTCTCGAGATTCTGGACGCATTTCTTCGTAGCATTTGCACTCTTTAAGAAACCCATCGTATCTTCGAAGAGCTGATTGATATCGGTATCCGGATCATCAATATATTCATCCAGAATTTCTGTAGTTGCTCTCGGATTCTGCCCTTTATTCGCTACGAGTAACAGATCCTCAAGAGACTCTACATCTCCGTCCATGATCCCTGCCACAGCGTATCTCAGGCCAATATTCTTCTTAGCATCTTTTACTCCGTCTACCGGCATAGTTACTTTTTTATTCATTTCTCTCATGAATCCCATGCCAAAATTAAACTGATACACCTGTCCATTGATTGTAAGTTCCATATCATTTTTCTCCTTTACTGTTCAAAAAAGAGGACGATTGCTCGCCCTCTGCATTTTTACGCTCCTGTTTTAGTTGTATCTGTAAATACGTATGCCGCTACTTCCTGCTGTGCGGCTGTCACTGTCACATCGCCTTTCTCGCCGGTTCCGTTTACGCCAAAGGTAAGGGATACTTCTACCATATCCTCGGCATTCGAAGTCTTTTCCAGCTCCGTTACGTAACCCTGGAAATATTTTCCCTTGAATTTATTGCTTCCGCTGGATGCTGGTTCATCCAGATTTGCTTCCCAGATCTCGACCAGTTCATCATTGATCATGGCATCTTCAAGAGAGTCGATCAGTGTGTCGCCCTTGGCAAGAATACTGGTTGCCGTAATCTCAACCTCGGCTGCTCCCGGGGTACGGATCGTGCCATCCTTTGTCTCTGTGGTATCGGCATCCTTGCTTGTCGTTCTGCCGTTCTCTGTCGTAAACGCTAATGCTGTAGCTGCATTTTTAGCCGCATCTTTTTTTAGACGGTACAGATAAACGATCTTTTTACCACGTACCGCATCTGCGAATAACTGTAAATCAATTGTTTTTCTCATGCTGTTCTCCTAACTGAATAAAAAAGTCACTTCCACGATACCGTGAAGAAGTGGCTGATTGGTGGTTGTGTCCGGCAATATTCTCTGATTTAAGTCCTGCACGGACCAGGAAAAGTTGCCGGTGTGCTCCAGATGTCTGCAAATCTGCTTGATCTGCAGAAGCATCTGTGAAACTATGCCGCGCTGCCGCGGATTATCGTGCCAGACGTGGATTGTCTGGCTTACGTTGCCGAACACAGCCGTTTTATTGGCTTTGTCGGTTAAAACGCTGTCTGCCAGATAGATAAACGGATATGGCGTGCCTTCCGGCGGTAAAAACGTGTCATACACACTGTCCGGATACTGTTTTTTCAATTCCAGAAGTAATGCACTGAATAATTCCTGTTGTGGATCCATGGTATCACCTCGTAAGCTTTTTCAGATCGGATTTGAACTTCTCTTTCTGAGCCGTGTAGGAAGGCCGCATGTATGGCTGCGCATTCATATAACGGGTTCCATACTCCACGTATGCTGCGTACTCTGCTGTCGGCTCTATCTCGGCCGTAAGACCTCCGTCCCGGATCTCAAGACCAATACTCCGTTTCAACGTACCGGTATCTACTGGTGATTTTCTCTGTGCCGCCTCCTGTAAAGATTTTCCATTTTCCTTTACAACCCGCTTTACATCGCTCATCTGCACGTTTTTCTTCAATTTGACCTGCAGTTTTTCCATTCCTTCCAGTTTGATTTTCGGCATCAGACCACCTCCGATAAAATAAAAGTCTGTTTCACGCGAAGTTTCCGCGTATAGTCCACTTTATAGTTTGTGTTCCCGATCCGTATCCGATCAAACGGTTTCTGGTAATGATTTTGAAGCTGTACGGTCACGCTGCCCTGACGGATTCCTCCGTATACGATCTGCATGATCTCTGCTCTCGTATCCATCACAGAAGCCATTTTCTGCACCTCTGTGACTTGGTCTGCAGCATAGTTTCCGGTTTTCGAATCATATTCGCCCGGCAGGACCCGTTGGAAGAAAACTGGTGTATCATATCTCACAGAAACTTTACCTTTCCCTTCCTTGCCTTCCACTGGCTGTCCAGATAAGACTGAATATCATCCATGTACCCGGCAAAATCATTTTCAGACCAGGAAAGGCTCTCGCCCTCAACACTGTGAGAGGAGAGCCCTTCTGATCCGATTCGGTTGAATCGAATGACTGAAACATCCAATATGATGTATTCCATTTCTTCCGGCGGCTCCAGACCGCCAAGAAGAAATTTCAACCGCTGTTTCGTGGCATTCAGAATCAGCTGTAGCTGCTGTTCTGTCTTTTTATCTGTGTCTTCCAGTCCAAGAAGCAGTTTCAGATCTTCGAGCATCGACTGCCTCCTACTTCTCTGGTTCTTTTACCAGTTCGATCACCGGGGTTCCACGCAGGTTTTTATCCGAAGCAAGCTCTTCCAGGCGCTCTTTCGAGACCTTGATTCCCTCGCGCGGGAAAACATCACCCTCTCGGTACTCATGGTCATCGTCATGAAGATCCGTAAAGTATTCAATCACCCTGTACATAGGTTCCTCCTTCTCAGCTCTTCACATCTACTGTTACATCGCCAGAACGGACTGCTTTATAGTTCTGATCACACTCAACCAGCGTGATGTGATGGGTTTCTGTAGATGCGATTTCGGATTCTCCATCCCATTTGCTCCAGTTTTTCACGTCATCGCCGTATTTCACGGTAGTCGCGGATGCCACATCTTTGTACTTCCAACAGTTTTTCATAGACATCAGCTGCTCTTTTACGGAGATCTTTGTTTTTCCTGTTTCAGATCCTTCTGCCGCCGTTACGGTCAGTTTTCCAAGAGTCTGTGTATCCGCGCCACCAACGGAGATGTAGGCGATGGCATCCAGGTACTCACAGAATAAGCGCAGACCCATAATAGCGTACAGATCCGAAATTGCTCTCTCGTAAGTACCCTGTGCATGGAAACCGATAAAATGAGTAGTCGGGTCCGTTGTATAGCTGAGGCCAGCTTTTACGAACTCAGAGTCGCCCGGATCGATGTAATATCCGATGATGTTGTTGAGCGGAGTAGCAATGACGACGTTTTCCGGGATTTCAGAGCTTACGAAGACAACATCAGCGCCAAGGAACTTCTTCATGTACTCAAAGCCGAACGCTGTCTGCAGGGAGATATCCGCGGCACCGACATATTTATACACATCCAGTGTATTTACCCATACTGCTACGCCGGTAGCCGTTCTTCTCATCTTTTTGAACTTATCTTTAACCTTTCCGATTGCCATAGCAACCGCCATCTGCCAAGTGCTTTCATGGCCAGTCAGAGAACCTGCTTTCAGCTGTGCGTACAGCTTATCCATGACAACGTTCTGCAGATCGGTTTTGAACTCTTCGTCGGTATCCTGTACTGCGGCATCATATCCCTTTTCCGCGATTGCCTCCAGGGTTACTCCCTTACGATACTTGCTGATTTTAATAGTATCAAACGGAATTTCTTCCACAGCGTACTGGGAGTACGGGATCTCTTCGCCCTCTGCGACCTCACCGGACTGCAGGTTTCCTGTCACCTTTTTTGTCTTTAAAACGGTGTTGTTATCTTTCTTGATCATTCGGATAATACCCAGGACGTCAAGCAGTGCCTGAATGTTTTTGCCGAAAGATGTTACGAAATCAATCTCGCGGGCTTTTACCTGGATCTGTGCCTGACCTGTCATGTTATCCGGTGTCGCAAATACCTGCAGCCCTAATTTTCCAATTCTATGCATGCTGTTTTCCTCCTACTGAAATAATGCAATATTTTCCGCAATCAGCCGCTGCCGTTCAATTGGGTTGCTGACTGCAAGAATCTGTTCTTTTGTCACAGCGCCTTTTCCGCCGGATCCGCCCTTTGGGGTATTTCCTTTCAGGGCATCTTTTACGGCAGCCTGTACTGCATCCTTGTACATCTTTGTGAAAGCTTCGACTGCCGTCTTGGTATCCTCAGCGCTTTCCGATACCAGATGTGCCAGAAGTTCATCCGGGATGTTGATTTCTTCATCTGCCAGCATCTTTCTGGCCGTCTTTGACATTTCCGAGAGCGAATTCTGCCGTTTCAGATCTGCCAGTTCCTTTTCCAACTTCCGGTTTTTATACTCCGCTTTCTCTTCCTTTGTCATCTTCGCCAGCTTTTCCGCCTCTGAAAGCTTATCATCAGTCAGTGCCTGCCACTTTTCCTGCGCTTTGGTCACTGCTGTATTTACCGCTTTCTGCACTCTGCGGTCGAACTCCGCGCGATTCTCTGCCTGCCCCAGAAAATCATCAAACGACATCTCATTGCCGCCATCTCCAGAACCTGCTCCAGCTCCGCCATCGTCTCCGTTTCCGGCTCCATTGTCGTTTCCTTCGCCTTCTGCAAATAACTGCAGGTTGATCATTGGAGATCTCCAACGATTGTTTTTATACTTCATGTTCGGTCCTTTCTGCCCCGTCCCGTTCTGTAATAGCCCCGTGCCGTTGCTCCGGAATCATAGTTTAACGACATTCCGGTCACATCGGTTACACGATCCGGACATACTCCGGAAATTCATCGGCCATCAGACAGATGCCGACAAAAAAGGAATCCACCAGAGTTCTTGCTTTCTCCGATAGATTCCCATACTGTATATCAACCCATCCGGGCGATACTTTGTATTCTATTTCATCCCTTGTTAGAGCCTCGATCGAGCGGATCAGCGTCCGCACAAGGCTGGAAACACCCGCACAGACGATGTCCTGCCCGTGCGGTGCGTACATTGCATGACCGGACACCTTAATTTCGTTTTTACGAACGCGCACCTCAATCATTCTCTGATCCTCTCTTTCTTAACAAATGGGCACAAAAATACCACCGGCCTCTCGACTGGTGGTTAATTATACAAATGGAACCATTTCTTTTACGTCTTTCAATGTCCTTTTTGCCTTTTCGATCAATGAATTCTCAAACAGATATGAAATACCTTTGGGCGTGATAATAGCATCCGGCAGATCGCCTAAAAGAACGCCATCTTTCGTATGATTAACAGCAATGCCTTTTACATATTCTTCCGTAATCAGGCTTAAAATGATATACTGCCAATAATTCTCAGGAATATTATAAGCTGATGCCGTAAGGTAACACGCTTCTGGTTTTTCACCCTTTTTCAAGCATTCATACAGATATTTCAGTACCTGGTATACAATCACGAAATAATCATTCTGAGCCATTTGTCCTGTCTCCTTATCATCAGTTGATAATTAACTGATTCTTGCAAGAATCACAGTAAAAAGTATTGGTTTTTTCACGGTCGCCAACAGGAATCATGATTCCTGTTTTACATTTTTTGCACAAAACTTTTTCGCCTTTCCTCAAGAGCTTTACTCTCTCATGAGGCGGAATATTCAGAGTATTCGTCATACACAATCACTCCCATTTCAGATTCGGATATTTATCATTTATATGATTAATTATATCCTGGAGCACTTTCTCTGTCAATTCAATGTTTTGATGCCTGTACTCGTTCACATAGCATTGCAGTTCTTGACTTTTGGTATTTGGCTTGTTGATTTTGGCATGCGTGGCCTCGTGAATCACCGTAATAGCCGTTTCACGAACCGTTTTGGTATTATCAGCATAAATGTTGATTTCTCCATCTTCGAAAAGTCCGTCCAGTCCTTCATCAACATCAACTCCGTACCATACCTTTATTTGAATATCATTTTCCTGAAGATATTCCAACATTTCCGTTCCGATGCTGGACTTTTTCATTTCTTTCATGATATTTCGAGGTTTGATAACGTCTCGCCCCTTTGATCTGCCATCCAATGTTTGGAATATTCCTTCGTTGTCTTTATATCTTGCCTTTCTGTTTTTCGATGCTTCCCATTCTTCTGTGGTACCACCCTGCTCCAGAAAGTCCAACCATTTCTCATATTCTGCACTGTCTTCATAGGCTGCTGTGGAGCAGTGACACCGTGGATGCATCGGCGGCGCGTTCGTTCCCGGCATCATATCCTGCACTTTGAAATGCTTACCATCCAACGCCTGGCACCGCTCGCAGACATCTGCATTCCCGCAGGCAACGTATGTATATTCTTCGAATCCATTTCGAATATAGGACTGCTTCTGCGCTTCTGTCTGGACTCTGGCAAGCTCCGTGACCATGAGCCGCTCTGCATCCTCCCGGCTTGCACCGAAGCGTTTCTGCAGGTGCACCGCAAGCTCCCGCGGGTTCTTGCCCTGGATTAGCCCTGTTTTCAGCAGCTTGTCCAGCTCTGCTTTCAGCATATCCTGATACATCCAGATTCGATCGGAATAAGTGGCGTTATGGAATGACGCATCGACAATTGCCCGCGCCATTTTCCCATTTTCCTGCACGGAATTGCCAAGAATACCCGCCTGCCTGCGAAATTCTTCTATTGTCTGCTGTGTCAGCGTCTTGTCAAAATATTTCTGCAGTTCATCGAAACCGGATACCATTTCCAGCCCGATATTGGCTTTCAGCAGTTCCAGACGGTTGATCTTCATGGTTGCATTGTACAGCCGCATCTCTTCATTCGCCTGGTCGGAAAAATCTTTTTCTTTGACGTATTTCGCCGCTTTCCTGCCATACTCTTCGATATCGAGCTTGGAAACCCTTCTCTTTGCTTCTGCCAGCGAAATCTTCTCAGCATTGGCGTATTTTGCGTAAAATCCATCGATTTCCTTCTGAATCTGATCCGCCATATACGCATAGGTCTTCCGGATCTCTTCTGCATAGGTCTGCCCAGACATCTTATTCTTCTTGGCATGTTCCGTCTCACGTTTCTGCCAGTATTCCTTACTCGTCATCCTGTCCACCGCCGCCAAACATCTGCTTCATCACTGGATCCGCTCTCACCTTGTTCTGATCGGTATCAATTTTCTTGATTTCATCCTGTACATTGTCCACAATAGACAGCACCCCGAGCTGTGTTTCCTGGCTGACCACACCTTCCAGATTCTTCGCGATCTCTGCCTCTTCCTGCAGGTTTGCCGGGAAATTTGGCGTAAAATGTGGATGGATCTTCACCCAGTCATCTTTTTTCATTCCTGAGACCGGATTTGAGAAAATCAGACGATACCTCCGGTTCATTCCACTGGTAAATTTCCGCTCTTTCGTTTTTTCCAAGTTACTCATTGCCTGCAGTTTATATTTCATGGCGATGCCGGAACTGGTGCCAAAATTCTCGTCCGAGATATTGGCCACCATGCTGATATGGAAAATGAGCTTTTCCAGACGATCGATCAGATGCTCCTGCGTGGTATCACCATCCGGTTTCTGAAGAAATTCGACAATCAACCGTTCGGTGTCCCCGTCGAAATTAATGATTCTGTCATCCCGGATATGCGCCACATCGTCTTCTTCCAGCTTGGAACCAAGAACCTTGAGATAGGCATCCGCGAAATAGTCAACATCATTGGCTTTCTCGCTGATCGCCTTGTTGTATGCATTAATCATCGTAAGGACCGGCTCGAAGATTCCCATACGCTCATTGTTTTCTACGTACTCCGATGCCGGAACGCCGTCGAAACCGTGTATCTTCTCGTCTGCATCCCAGAGCAATTTTCCTTTGATTGTAAACCAGCGGACCTTCGTCTCGTCCGATACGCTTCCATGAAGGATCTGATTCGAATCGTAATACAGCCGCACGAAATATCGTTCCCTTTCCAGCACGGAATCGTCGTAGATCATGAATGCATCCAGCGGGCTCAGATAGGTGATACCGATATTTCCGTTCTCATCTACGTAATACATTTCATAGCCTTTACCGAAGATACTGCAGATCTTGGACAGTTCGGCATTGTTATCGTCCTGATCATTATACTGATCCAGAAAATCAACATATTTCTCAACCGCTTCGTTTCCATCGTCTACCTGCAGTTTGATCGGATGCCCGATGAAGAAGCCGTTCATCGTATCCACGATGTATTTCGCAAAATTGACCATGATCCGGTTGTCCGGCTTCCACTTGGGCTTTAACGGCTCATGCAGGAGCGGGTAATCCGTCTCGTAGGCCTCCTGCAGCCTGCTGTATCTAAATGCGCACTCTCCGGAATGCCGCATGATAAATTCGTTCAATTTGGCATCTGTCAGCGTCTCTTCCGACGGTAGCCTATATAAATTCGTTCGCACTTCTATATCCCTCCTTTCACCTTTCTGTTCAGCCGTGGTCGCTCCCCAAGTATTGTATATACAAAATATCGTACAGCGTCCATCGCATGATCATATTGCTTCACTGGCTTGTCTTCTCCGTTTTCAGCAGCTTTTTTATCCCAAATATAAGATGCAAATTCTTTAATTGTATTTATACAAGTCGTTGAAAATACAATTTTTTGCAAATTCAATTTGGTTGCTACCAATCGAATTCCGTCCTCTACATCATTTTTGGCTTTTATGATTTTAAATCCACGTTTTCGCAATTCCGCAATAAAAGAAGCAGCCGCAGGATCCACTATAATTGCGCGAATTTCCATCTTATCCAACCAATTCCCCAAGTCGTCTGCATACTCTGCATCCGTTTTCTGCTTTCCTTCCTCTCGTCCAGAATAATAATATTCTTTCGTACAATACCAAACGCCATCCGTTCCTTTTTCCCACAGGAGAAACACCGTTGCATTTTGAGTTCCATAATCGCAACTGACATATCTATTGCTGTCAAGCAATAAATTTTCAAATAGCGATGGATCTTTCACATGTTGTGCTTCGCTGAACATATCGTAGATAATACCCTCAGCCATAGCCCACAAGCCCAGGATATATCTTTTATAGAACACCCCGGTATACATGTTTCGGTATCTGATTTTTATTTTCTCGGATAGGCTTAGGTTGTCATCCATTGTAAAATGGAGATACAGCAGCTGTTTTTCTTTCCTTTTGTCAATCCAATTGGTTTTAAACCAGTGATATGGCCCGTCCGGATTGCAGTTAAACCAAAATTTGGAACCTTCAACGGAGCATCGACCGGTTGCCTGATTGACAAATGATTCAGGCATCAGAGCAACTTCATCAAAAAAG